AGACGATGATTCAAGTGATACTTCAACGGAACCAGAGCAGAAGCTTCTTGATGATTCAAGTGATACTTCAACGGAACCAGAGCAGAAGCTTCTTGATGGTTCAAGTGATACTTCAACGGAAAAAGAGAAGAAACCGTCTGACGGTTCAAGTAATACTTCAACGGAGAAAGAAAGCAAGGAGTCTTCTGGCGGTTCCCCAGAAGAGCCTTCTGATACCGCATCCGATGCACCTTCAGACGCATCTGAAGGCGATGCATCTCCGGAACCTGATGCTCACGATGCAGCCGGCCAGGATGAGGACTCAAAAAAAAAGTAGTTCAAAAGGAAGAGGAATATCCTAACATCGACTGGGACAACCTCTCCAACGAGGATGTGCAGATGGCAACCGTCATCTACAACGACCGCATCAACACTTGGCGCAAGATGAAGAAACTCGACGAGCTTCTGGACAAGAAGCCGAAGGCGAACGATGTGGCTGCCATGGCAGAACTCCGCATCCGCAACCTTCAGGCATTCGATGAGCTGAAGACGTACAACGATACAGGCAAGTTCCTATACAAGCATCCATTGCTGAAGGGCAAGTCGGAATTCGATGAACTCGTGAAGCTCTTCAAGAAGGACCCTGCCGAGTTTCTTCATAAGCACAAGAACGTGCTCGATAACATCAAGCGCTATAAGAGCTACATTAAAAGAGATGATCGCAAGGATAAACGTGCCAGCGACCGTGAGAACCTCCAGCGGCATCAGGAACGTGAACGCATGTTCAAGATGGTGATGGAACAGTATAGTGATAAATCAGAAAAACCAGATAGACAAGATGGATAAGACGGAATTACGAAAGATTGCAGAAACCTGCGTTTCGGTGATCAAGAACGGAGGTGTGCTCGAAAAGGCTCAGCTAGAGGCTGACAAGAAAATAGTCGAGATGGCATCCAATGGAGACCTCGATGCCATCAAGCTTCTGAATGAGCGCATGCAGGACCGAGAAGAACTTAAACTGAGAAAGGAGCTATTCGGCGTATGAAAAGCGAGATAGAAAAACTGGAAAGTGTACACCCCGACCTTATCACCACCTTCCTGACTACAGGCGATGGTGAAGGCATCCCGGACGATGTACAGATCTTCCTGAAGCAACTTCAATGGGCTGCCGAAATATACGAGTACGAGCGCAACATAACCCGTGGCGCCCGCCAACTCAAGCAGCGCATAGCCGCACAGCAGAAGATTACCCTCGATGTGCGCACCTGTATGACACGCATCAATCAGGCGATATCTTACTTCAACGTGGATTGCAACGTAAGCATCAAGGTCTGGGAGAACGATTTTGCCAACAAGTATGAAGACCTTGCCAAGCTCTGCTCTGCCAAACGAGACTACAAGATGCAGAAGGCTTGCATGGACCAGGCTCTGGAATGCCGCCGCCGTGCATCCGAGCAGGCAGAAGCCGACCGAGACCTCGGCGTGGTGTTCCTTATCACACCGGAAGTCACTCCGGAAGAGCTGGGTTTTCAGAAAAAGAGTCTCAAGGAGATTGCCGCCAAGCACAACCGCGGCTTTTATATTTCACTCATCGATGGTCTGCCTATCGAGAGTTCAGAGAAGAAACGTTTGCTTCGTGATGCTGATATTCAGGAAGCGGAAATAGTGGAGGAAATAAGCGATGAGCCAACTGATATTGAATGATAATACCATAGGGGAGTTCGAGCATTACTACATGAACAACATGCAGCTGCTTGCCAACATCATCGACCCAAATATGCTTTTTGCCGAGGTAGCCCGTGCCGGAGGTAAGACCGAAGGCGTGACGGGTCCCCGCCTGATACGTGTGGCCAATGATATGCCAGGGGAGCTATCTTTCCTGGTTCACAAGACCTATGTGGCGCTGATGACCAACGTCTGGCCTAACATCCAGGCATACTTCTCCCGTCAGGTAGTAGTGAACGGACAGCAGCGCTCCATGCTTGAATATGGTATCGATTACGTGGTAGGGGAGAGCACGCTGCCTTCCCATTTCCGTAAGCCCCGATATCCGATAGCCTATGCCAAGCACAGTGTGATATTCCGCAATGGCGCCCACCTTCAGCTGGTATCTAGCGACCAGCCGGAATCCGTGGCAGGTAGAAACGCCGTGCACGCCTTCGTGGAGGAGATGAAGCATAACAGTGGCGAGAAACTCAAGACCCGACTGTTCCCATCCTTGCGTGGAGGTCCAGCCAATGTGCGATGCTCTGCTTATTATGAGGGTGTTACCGGTGTGAGCGATACCGCACGAGTTGATCTCGGCGAGGATGACTGGTTCGAGGACTACGAGAAGAAGGTGAACCCGAAGCTTATCGAGGAGATTGCCACCGTCGCCCTGGAGGTTAACCGGAGTCTCTACCGTCTCTTTGTACTCAGACAGCAGGAGAGGGATTCAAAGGATCCGGTTCTCCTGGAGAAGATGCGACTGGAGACAGTAAGGCTCAATTCCTTCGTGGAGCGATGGAAGCCACGCCTTGCCGACATGAGGCGAAATGCCATCTTCTACATCCGTGCATCCTCCTTCTGCAACAAGGATATTCTCGGTCCTAAGTTCTTCAAGACGCAGCTCGACACCCTTGATACCGATGAGTTCCTCACCGCCATCTGTGCCATCCGGCACAAGGAGGTGACCAACAAGTTCTTTATCAACTACGACCACGTAAGGCATCAGTTCAAGGATAGTTATAAGTACGATTCCATCCTTCGCCTGAATCTGAAGGACAGATTCATCCTATCTGCCGAGTATCTGCTTCACTACGATCCTCAGGAACCGCTCTACATGGGCTACGACCCCGGCAACTTCCAGTCGCTCATCGTAGCCCAGAAGAAGGACTATGGCAGACGGCTCGATATCATCAAGGAGTTCTTTGCTTTTCTGCCCAAGGATTACAACGATCTCGTGGCAGAGGTGCACCAGTTCTTCGGATCAGCCGCCGTCAACAAGACGATTTATCTCTACCCAGACCGTGCCGGCAACAAGCGCAGGGAGGAACGGGAACAGATAACCACCGACTCGCTCAATCTGAAGGCTGCCCTGGAGTCATACGGTTTCATGGTGGTGCTTTACAATGAAGATGCCCCTACCATCTACCATTGGCAACAGTTCAAGCTCTGCCAAATGCTGTTTGGCGAGCGCAGCCCGTTGCTTCCCGTGGTCCGCATCGATGAGAACGAGTGCAAGAACCTATGCAGTGCCATCATGATCTCCCCTCTAAAGAAGACGGATGGCAAGATAGAACTTGACAAGAGTTCTGAGAAGAAGCAGCAGCTCAAGAACCAGGCAGGACTCACCACGCAGCTTCCCTCCGCCATGATTTACCTGCTCTACGGTCTCTATTCTGATGCCGTGAAGGCGGAATTAAGTACGTATCCTACCGATTTACCCGATAATTTCGAGATATAAACGGAGGATAATATCCTGTTTCCGCAGCGATAAATTATGAGCGGAAAACAATAATTCACGCAAAATGAAAGGCTGCAAACGGGAAAATGCTGATAATCAGCCCAAATAGTCCCGCCCGGGGAAAAATCCCGAAAAATGCATCACCCAAACGTGCACGCACCGCTGGGAAGGGGAAGAGAGGTGCAGCCCTTAGAAATCCTGGAAATATGACGGCCCCAGGGTGCAGCCGGTCTTTTGCGGGGCGATAATTTTTCACTATCTTCGCATCATCATGAACAGGAACAGCAAGAACATCATCATGGATGGTATCACGGCATTGCAGTGGGCAAGGGAGATAAGCAAGCTTCCCGACGGGGAGTTCATCCTGGCTTTCTACCCTTATTCCAGGCAGAGGGGAGAGGCAAGTGCCAAGCTTCAGATCCGCCGCCACTGCAAGTACCGTACCCAGCTGCCCAGGGAACGCTTCGCCGTTGATGGAGAGAATTATTTCCTTTACACCGATGAACATGGAGAACCTAAGATGTGCTACCGGATTCTCATCAGGTTCATGGGCTTCCCTCAGGACGGATATAAACTACACAAAATAAATTGGCTATGAATAAGGATTATGAAATAGACATGTATGGCAACGCCGGCATCTACCTTGCCGATGGCAATACCTTCACCTTCCAGTTGGGTGAAGGCGACCCTGCCATGGGTGCAGATCAGCTCTTCCAGTCGCCACTGCTGGAGTCTCCGTTCGGTGGCACGCTCTGGATGCAGCAGCACCACTACCTGGGCATACAGGGCTACCAGGTGCTGATGCGGGGCTACAACAACCAGCAATGCGACGAGGTGACTAGGGAGATTAAGGAGAACCGACTGCTTCCACGTCTCTACTCCAAGGAAATCAAGATGCTCTATGGTCACGGACTCGCCGTGTATAGGCAAGCCATCGAGGACGGTAAACTGGTGCGCAAGTACGAAGAACACCCCGAGGTGATGGAATGGCTTGACTCCTGGAGTTCCCGTGGCATCCCTTCAGTAGAAGAGTTCTGCAAGACCTGCATCAAGAACTTCTATTATTTCGGCGACTTCTTTGTGAAGTGGCGCTTCACCCGAGGCAAGATGATAGGCATGGGTAAGCCGGTGGCTGCCCTCGAAGCCATGGAGAACCGTTACTGCCGACTGGCAACTACCCGCCAGGACGTAGCTTCAGAACTTATCTCCTACGGTGACTTCAAGCAGGTGGTAGTGGGACGTTTTGCTTATGGTCTATCAAGCTACCAGATTTACCCGAAGTTCAGTTTCAACGAGGTGGATAACTATCATTTCGCCGCCATCTCCCACCATCGTGAAAAATCGGTAGATGAATATTACGGAGCCAACGAGACGCATCAGGGCGCACGACCTTACATCCAGGGTAGCAACAAGACTGCCCGATACATCAACAGTTTTCTGAAAAACTCGCTGGCCGCAAAGGTTCACGTCATCATTCCGAACGCCTGGATCCAGAGCAAGCGCACCCAGATGACCAAGCTCTGCGAGGAGAACAAGCGGCGCAAGGCGAAAGATATGGAACTGCTGAAGTACAACGGCATTGATATCGGAACCGACTTCAAGGAGTCGTGCATGGTTCGCTACGTCCGCGATGAGGTCCGCAAGTTCAGTTCTTATCTCTCGGGAGCAGATAATCAGGGCAAGGGTTTTTCTTCCATTTCCTTCATGGATGCCCAGGGACACGAGCAGTCGTGGAAGGTGGAGACCATCGACCTCAAGTACAAGGAATATATCGAGGCACTCATCTCCTACGACAAACGCACCGAGCAAGCCCTCCTTTCTTCCGTAGGTCTCGATGCTGCCATCTCTGCCGTAGATAAGGATGGAGTCATCTCGAAGAGTGGAAGTGACACCTATTATAATTATCTCATCTACATCATGTCGCTCACTTCCGAGGACGAGGTATGTGCAGAACCGCTCAACTGGGCGCTGCGCATGAACTTCCCGGAACTCTACAGGCAGGGCTACCGACTCGGTTTCTACCGCGAGGTTCCCCAGCGACAGGAAGATATTACACCATCCCAACGACTTAACCAGCAACAGGCATGAACAAGAAATTTCAACTCAATCAGTTATTCAGCAGCTACGCGCAGTTCTGCAACTGCGCGCCTGGTGCTGATACCAGCGCCGACTTCGACAGCCTTCAGGGTTCTGCCGTAGCCGCACGCAAGCGTGTTGTCGCCATCATTGGCGGCAACACGTTCACCGATATCGTAGCTATCCAGGAAGAGGAAAGCTGCATCAAGGATTTTCTCCGCACTGCCATGGCCAACCTTACGCTTGCCACACAGATAGTCTTTGATGCCGTGAACCGCCGCAAGAACGATATCAACCTCTACAAGTACGAACTGGAAGGCATGAAGCGTTCCTACATGGAGAACTACTTCAATGCGATGGATTCGCTGATTTCGGAACTTTCCGAGGAGATAGTTTCCGATGAAACCGCCGATATTCGCCTTGTCATGGAAGATTGGCGCAAGACCAACTATTACAAGATGCTCAGCAAGCTGAAGGTGGATACTGCCGATGAATTCGATGAAATATATCCCATCGACCTCTCGTACCTCTTCTTCTTCCGCTGCGTTCCCTTGCAGAAGGAAGTGCTCGACGAGAGCATCGGTGCTTATTTCGACCGTCTTGAAAAGGGTGGGGAAGACCAGACGTTTGCCGAGTTTTCCCAGAAGGCGTTGCCCATGCTGAAGCGCGCTCTGGTGAAGAAGACGGTGGCGAAGGCTCTCAGGCGATTCGATATCCTGGAGTTCCCTGCCACCATCCGGAACCTCTTTGACGACAATACCTCCACCCGCCAGGGTAGTGATGAAGCGAGCCGTGCACTACAGCTTGCCACTCAGCTCGATGGAGAGGTGGAAGATCTGCTGCATAATGTGGACATGCTTCTCGATGCCCAGGAAGGCAACGATTTCCTTTCCTTCTCAGCCGAGAACCGCATGGATGATAACATGTACTTAATGCCATAGCTTATGAAAAAGTCGATATCCGTAAGAGCCAACGGGAAGGAATACGAAATCCCGAACTCATGGGACCTGCTCACTTCTGAGCAGTATCTGAAGCTGATAGACCTGCTTTCCCTCATGGAGAGTGGGCAGTATTCACTAGGTGTTGTCAAGTGCCTTTTCCTTTGCCACCTGATGAAATGGGACATAAGGAAAATCGAGAGCTACGAGCGGAACCTTGAAAATTTTGTGAGTATTGCCAGCCAGATTTCCTTTTTCTATAAGGAGAAAGAAGATAAGTTCCTGCTCGACCTCTGCTTCTGCCGACAGATGCTGCCCATCGTCTTTATCGACAAGAAGGCGTATTATGGCTATGAGGTAAGCACCGATTACAACTCGCTCACCTGCTCGCTTTCCGCCCTTCAGTATATCGAGGCAAGGCAACTGCTCGATATGGGCGAGGAGAGTCTTCCGCTGCTGGCTGCGGTACTCTACTTCAAAAAGGGAGAGTATTCCTCCGAGAAAGCCCAGAAGCTGGCAGATGAGTTCAGGAAGCTTCCGGCGAACACGCTTCGGGCGATAGCCTTGAACTTCACAGCCGTGAACAATTTCATCTTCAGAAAGACGGAATTCTCCCTGCTCACCAAGTTCGACCTCCCGAAAGAGAATGCCATTACCACCGATGCCACCGATGCGCTCTACGACCTCTCCAAGGATGGGCTGGGGAACGCTTCTCAGGTGGAGCGCATGAACGTGCTCACCTATCTCCGCATTCTCCGCAAGAAGACCATCGATGGCGTGAAGGCCCTCAGAGCTGCCGGCATGGACGTGGCGAAGATAGCCAACGAGGTGGGGCTGCCGCTTGAGATAGTGAAAAAGATTATTTAACCAGGGAAGGAAAAACCTTCCTGCGACAAAAATATAAAGCTTATGTTATTGGATTTATTTACATACTTTGCCAAGTTTCCTCAGAACTCCGGCATCATCAAGGGCATCGCCACCAAGGGCGAGAGCAGCATGGAGGAATATGCCACCACCCTCGATATCCTCGGCAAGATGGAGGAGAAGGAACTGGTTCCCGAGATTCAGAACTACGTATATGGCCAGTCGTTCGACGAGCTGAAGCAGCGCATCGACAAGCTTACGGGTTCCTTCCTCTTCGTAGATTACGGCGAAGTGGATATGCAGGACGATGGGCACAGAAGCTTCGAGTGCACCCAGCGCATAGCGGTAACGGTGGCGCAGAAGCTATCCGGCAATGCCGATATGCTTGAGAGGGTCATCGTCAACGACCGCACCCTTCAGATGGTTTCCAAGATTCATGCATGCATCATGGCAGATGTGGAGACTGAAGGACTCTACTGGATGGACCGCGAGAGCATTACCAACTGCGAGATCATCCCGTTTGTCTCTGCCGAGCTTCAGAGCTACGGCTGGACCCTCATGCTCTCTGCCAGGGGCGCCGACATTCTCGATACCCACCATCTGGCCCGCAAGATGGCGCATCAGCAGTCCTTTGCACCCTCGGAATAATTACGTACCTTTGCAACGTCGAAAATCATAAGGCCGAAATGATATGAAACAATATAAACGCAATATACCGATGATAGCAATCACGTCGCTCCCTCTCACGGTAGTGATGGAGGGAACCCAGTATCTGTTCCAGGATTGGGAGTTTGCCAAGTGGATTGCGGTGGCCATAGCCATCGACACCATCCTGGGTGTATGGAAGCACCTCATCCACAAGGATGCGTCAAGCGAATCCTTCTTCTCCCGGTTCACCAAGAAGATTATAATATACATGTTCCTGATGATCCTCAGTAACTTCGCAAGCCACGCCACGGTTCACGGTAACGTGGTAAGTCCGATGCAGTGGATGGGAGACTATTTGTGCGTGTTCATGATGGTAAGGGAAGTCTTCTCCATCATCGAGAACATACAGGCGATATACCCTATACTGCCCAAGAACTTCGTGAAGCGGCTGAAGGACTTCAACGACAGCGGTGAGTACATCGGGAAGACAATCGATTTTACCAAGGACAAATAAATACATTATATAATATGCCAACAAAAGCTCAGATCGTATTCGCCCAGCAGGTATATTCTGCTGCCAAGGAGGCGAACACCGAGATAGATGCAGCCTTCGTCACCGCCCAGGCGATGCTTGAGACGGGATGGGGCAAGAAGGTTATCGGTAAGGCCAACCTCTTCGGCATTACCAAGGGTAGCCAGTGGGACGGAGACATCGTCATGGTGAAGACCCACGAATATCTCAAGACGCCGAACCAGAAGTTCAAGACACCCGACCGTATTCTCTCCGTGTGCAAGGTGAAGGGCAAGAATCTCTGGTATTACACCGTAGAACGTGCCTTCAAGGACTTCGACTCCCTTGCCGACTGCCTGAAGGAGCATGAACGACTCTTCAAGAAGTCGGGCTACAAGGATGCCTGGCCATACCGCAAGGATCCGCTTACGTTTGCCCGGAAGATATGCGACGGCGTGGGCTGCAAGTATGCCACCGATCCTGCCTACCTCACTACCATTACTTCCATCATCAAGACGGTGCAGAAGAAGTGCAAGTAGCGCAGGTGCAGGTAAACGGTTTCGTAGATGTTTTAGTTCATAAAAAATAGGTTAAGGTTATTATTGTCTAATTACAAATGATTGACAGTAGGTTTACTAGTTTTCTTAAGGTTGTCATGTTGGTGCTTATCCCGCTTGCAATGGTCATGGCTCTCAAGGAGTGTCACGACCAGCAGCGGGAGGCACATAGCATGAATGAAGATCAGGACTTTCTTCTTCACAACGGCAAGGTAGAGATAGGGCAGACGCAGGCGGGCAAGCCGATGGCATCAGTTTCAGCCATGTCCCTGAAGCCATCCAGCCTGAAGCGCATCCCCGATTCTCTCCTTGCCGCTACAAGCAAGGATCTGAAGATAAAACCCCGTCGGATGGTGGCGGCTATCAAGACTTCCTCTTTAGCTACTGCGGATATTCATGCCGCCATTACCACCGACTCCATATATGATGAAGCTGATAAGGATTCTAATGTGCTTCTATCCTACCCAAGGTCCCCGCAGCAAGTATCCTGGAGCGATCCGTGGATGAGCCTGCGGGGAACCATCAGAGGTGACAGCTTCACGGCACGCATCGAGAGCCGCGACACCCTTCAGATGATTATCCATCGTGTTCCTAAGAGGTTTCTCTTCTTCCGCTACGGAACCAAGGGCGTGCGCATGGATGTGGTGAGCCAGAATCCTCACACCCGGCTTTCCTATCCCAAGGTTATACTCTTTGCCAAATAGAGGATAGATTATACGTTGAAATTATTCATGTTATATTTAAAAGTAAAAAGGTTATAAGTACTCACAGGTGTGTGTTAATACTTCTCACTTAAAATGCCGCCAACGTCCCATTATCATAGCGGTTCTGGCGGCCTTATTTATTTTATCAAATAATTTGTTTTTAGGTTGCGGTCCCCCGGTGCGTGATGCATCGGGGATCTTTTTTGCCGTTTTCTGAAAATCCGAACAGTTATCCGGATACATCAAGTCACGGGGATAATCCCAAGAGAAGATAAGGCCAGCATGATGACCGTAGTCATTGCACTCACTATCACCGAGGCAATGATTGCGGTCATTGCTCGTTTTACGTGGCGGTTTCTTCTGTTAAGGCAGGCGCGGTTATGCTCCGTGGCGTTAAGGGTGCGCCTGATGGATGATATCACGAGATGGTGCAGGTATTCATCGTTTGCCTTTCCTTCATCCTGCAATCCCTTATTCATGGCCACATCTACCAGGTCATCCCTCAGCATCATGGAAGCATCATCGCCCGATGCCATGAAGTCGTGTATCCACATTACCTTGCAGAACAGGATGAGCAGTGCCGCTCCGGTTCCTATCCACAAAGGGAGTGTGATAGCCATCAGCATCAGGGTCATCTTTTCCGTGGCAAGGAAAGCCGTGAGAGCCATGAACACCGTCATGATGAAACCTGCCAGCGTATAGTTGCGGTCTGTTGACTTGCGATACTGTTCCAGTATGCTGCTGGCTCTCAGGTCTGCCCGTTCCAGTGCATATCTGGCAAGCTCCATGCTGGCAAAGGAGGCAGCCTTATTACTTATTATCTTTTCCATACCTTATATATATATTAATAGGTGAAACATTTCTTTTCTGCAAAGATACACTTTTCTGAAGAATAAATGGGGATTTTGTGCCCATTAATGTTAAAGTTTAGTTAATATAGCGAAAAAGCTACCTAAATATTTGGTGGTTTGTAGCTTTTTCGCTACCTTTGCAATGTCATTCAGACAAAGAGTTCTTTTACATGTTTAATTACAACAATGAAACACAATCAATTGTACAATGAGTTGACTAAAGCGGGATGCTTTATCACTCGACATGGTGCCGAGCACGATGAATGGTTCAATCCCAAGAATGGGATGAAAATCAGAATTCCAAGACATGGTAGCCATGAGGTTAAGACAGGGTTGCTTAGACGCATTAAAAAGACGTTGCTCGGACAATAGTCCGGGCAACTGCCCTTAACCTTGCAATTGAGCGTGTTGCGTGATGGACATGTGGAGAACTCTTTTTATGGGAATTTTAAACAAATAAGATATATGGCAAAGAATGTAGTGCTGATTTTAGAATATGGTAATGGCGGGTACTCTTGTTACAATGATGAGCCATTGGGTAATTATGGTGTCATAGATGGCGATGGTGCGACCGCTGAGGAAGCCAAGGCCGACTTCATGAAGGCTCTTCAGGAATGTAGGGATGATGACCCTAACAACAAGGCCTTGCAAGACTTGACGTTTACATATAAGTACGACGTGCAAGCTTTCTTCAAGGAGTTCTCCTTTCTCAACGCTACCGAGATTGCCAGACGTGCAGGCATCAACCCATCGCTCATGCGCCAGTATGTAAGTGGAGTCAAGACCGCTGGAGAGAAAACATACCAACGACTCAACGCCTGTATGGACAATATTAAAGCGGATTTACAAGCAGCCGTCTTTTGATGGTTGTGTTTTCATAAAGTAATTAAATGAACTCTTGAGCCCCTGGTGCGAGATGCATCGGGGGCTTTTTCGTTCGGATTGATTCCGGTTGATTCCGGATAATTCCCCAAATTACCCCGATTTTATGCTCTACAGCATATTTTAGTGTTAATTTTTCTCATCGTGAGAATTTTTCCCGCAAAATATTTGGTGGTTCCGGATTTTCTTCGTACTTTTGCCAACGCTAATAAGATAGTAGTAATCTACTCTGAGATGGCGACAGTATTCGCCTAGGCTTCACGCCGTGGGCTTTTTTTATGCCTTTAAAGTATCATTTTCCCGGCAGCGGGGAAAAGGTATTTACGATATGGCGGTTGCATGATCCGTAAGATTCTTGCCCTTCTCAGGGAAAGCTACCATCTTATTAGCAGCGGTGAATGTGACCGCCACCATTGTATCTATACATCAAGGCCGGTCTATAATGCTAATAAGATGGCAATTATGCAGAATTCTATTAATTTGAATGCGCATCAGCTGGGCATGAACCCTGCGGGCGCAAGTGTAGGTGAGGGCTTGGAAGCCCTGAAGAAAGAGGTGAAGGCAGAGGTATGCCGCCTTTGGCATACCAAGAGCGAGACCTTCTCGCACCTCTGCGAGGAAACGGTTACCTATGGTGAGGTAGCATTGACCATGGCAGGCCTTCTGGGCTTCATTGCCTTGGCTGTAGTCGGCGGATTCATTTTCGGAGGGGAGGTGATGTAGCTATGGAGAATATAGATGTTTTAACGGATATTGCAGAGCGCGTGGCAGAATACAAGATGTTCTACCCGGACACCACGCTGACAACGATCAGTTCAAATGCGGAAGAAACCTTCAATGACAAGGAAGCCCTGGAGCTGAGTCAGAAGGTATGCAGCATGACTAACAGCGGACTGCTCCAATATAAGGCAGCGGGCAAAAGCCTGTTTATCTTCAAGTCGAGAGCGTTCCTGAAGGTGGCAGAGGGCTTCATGAAGGGAGCCAAGGTAAGATTCCACGACCCTCGCACGCCCGATGTGTGCCACGAGAGCACGATGCTTGCCGACGGCATGCGCTACGACGGCGGTATCCCGTTTATCTGGACAGATGGCAGCGATGCCGGCAGCTTTGCCGAGTGCAACACCTTCGCAGTATATTGGCGCCCGGTAGGGGAGGACGGAAAGTAGCCATACCGGGCTTATAAGTTTGTCCTTTGTGCAAAGGCAGGAATTCCGTACCTTTGCACCCAGAGAATTATTAACGCAAACATTTATGGAACAACTTAATTCAAATTAATGATTATGGAGAATAATAATAATAATCAAGTACAGAATACCGCTGCTCAGGCAGCGCAGAACCAGGCATCAGATAATATCGGTGCACAGCAGGAAGTGAATAATGAGGGTATAGGCAAAGACGATATGCCGCTCACCACAGAGAGATTCCATTCGCTTCTTGTTCTCAATACGGTAGAGCTGTCAAAGCTTCGCGTAGATTATGCTAAGCGATTGGCATCCGTACAGCGTGTATATGACGATGATATGGACAGATTCCTTGCACTGGAGCACCAGGCAAACGATGAGTTTCATGATGCCAGAAAGGCGTATGAGGATGCCAAGCAGAAATACGAGCAGGATCTTCGCAATCTGAAAACAAGCCGCAACGAGGCAGAGCACAGACGCAACGAGGACAAGGCTCATGCCAAGAACTTCTGGGCACTTGCGAACGAGAAGATCCAGAGCGAGCGCCACAACCTCTTCGAGCATTACAGAAATTCGGGGGGGTACTCACGGGAGCCGAGGAAGGACTCCTTCATCCAGGTTGGACCAGAATCAAGGAAGGAGGAATGAGCGATAAAGAACGATAAGAAAGCTTCAACCGCAACGAAAGTTGGCGAGGGAGCAGACGCCGTAATCCCAGATGATATCAAGCCGCTGGAATTCATACAGAAAGTTTTCAAGCTGCTGAGAGAATGGGGCGGTCAGGACGACAAAAGAGGCTTCCTGCTGATAGCCACGTGCGATAGTCAGAACAAAGGCAACGACAGCGGACTGATATCGGGTTGCTACGGTGACGATGAAGTGCTCGCTAAGATGATGTGCGGAGCCTTGGAGAACGACAAGTGGCTTCAGAAGATGGTAATTGGCGCTTGCAAGTTGAGAGAGCAAGCCAATCAGTAACAATAATTAAACTAGTAAATTATGAACGATCAGAATACAGATGCAGCAAAGAAGGCTGCTGAATTGAACGAGGAGAGAATGCACCCTATCTTTGATGAGTGCGAGGTTAACGACTTCGGCGTGACAAAGCGCGAACACATGCTCAGCATGAACGGCATGTACATTGCCGGCATTACCGATGACCAGCTGAAGGAGATGCACGAGAAGCTCACGGAGCTTCTCACCGGGGAGAAGCCACGCAAGTACTTCTATGCAGAGGCTTCCATTCCTCTTAAGGCCGGTGATGTACTTTACAAGAAGGACTTCGTGGTAGAGACGGATGGAGACAAGTTCCCGCTGGCGGATGCCCTTATTCATACTCGTGCGTACTTCGAGAATACCGAATACAAGGAGAATCTCGATTTCAAGAACGTCCACATCGTCTGCTGCATCGAGATCAGCAAGGAGGATTACGAGGCATTCCTGGAGTATCACAAGATATAGTCTTTTTTGGTTATTACATTATATAAACAATGTTTTTAGTAAATTCTCATTTATTAGGAAACACAAATTGATGAGACAGAAAGGCGGCGGCTCGTGAGGGTAGCCGCTTTTTTCTTTCCCGAAAATTTGGTTTTTCAGAAAAAGCGGTGTATCTTTGCACCCAGAGAAGTAATAACATATTAAAATATAGAGATTATGGAGTTTTTTGATTTTGTTTCGCTTGCGTCGTTCGTCATCGCACTGGTGGTGGGTCCGTTTATTGTGGGGTCCTGCAACCCCGTGTTATGGGTGTTCTACCTCGGCTTGTGCACCATGCTCACCCCATTACTGGGTATTCCTATTTATAAGGCAATCTTCAGATAGTCCTTTGCCCTTCGTCTGTCTGTTACTATATTTGCATTGCTAATTAGTAATGTACAAAGAATATGGTAACAGACAGTCTTGTTAAAAAGAAATTTGTTCACGAGACTCTTCAGGAAGGCATCCTGAAGATATACTCCACACAGGAGAACGTGGTACGCAACAACTTCCAGCGTCGCACCGGAAGACTTCTCACCACGCTCTCTGCCCACTCGTTCGACAGTCAGATATCGGGCGAGAACCGCACCATCTTCGTGCGCATCCTTCCCTATCTCCGTTTCCTCGATATGCAGTATCGTCAGCGAAACGACCGCATCGCTAAGTTCAAGCGCAGGAACCTCGCCCTCTACAACCGCGTGGTATGGGGCGTATTGTATCATGAAACGTTTCCCAAGCTTCGTTACGGCTTCAACGATGAGGTAAGAAACGGAATCAGAAAGGAACTTGAAAATTCACTCAATCCCCAAAAATCATAAGTTATGGCCAACAAGCATTTGTCAGAAGACCAGATTTCACTGGTTGTGAACGTGGAGTCATCGAAGGCTCAGCAGGGAATCAAGAAACTGGAGAATAAGTTGATGAGTCTGAGGACCACCAACAGGCAGCAGCTGAAATCCATGGTAGAAATGGAGGCTGCTGGCAAGAAGAACACTAAGGAGTACAAGAACATGGCCGAGCAGTATCGTGCCACCAGCAAGGAAATAAGGGAAACCACCAAGGGTATCGCCGACCAGACGCAGAAGCTCGACGTTCAGGACATGACAATGAACCAGCTTCGCAAGCAGCAGAAGATGTTGCAGCGAGAGCTTGATGATACAGTCAAGGCGCTTCACCCGGAAGCTTACGGCGTACTGGAGCAGCGACTGAAAGATGTTTCCGGACGCATATCGGAACTGAAGCAGAATGCCAAGAGTCTCGGTGAGATTGCGTCAAGTGACCAGGTGAACGGATTCTTCTTTGGTACTATGGCAACGAGGTTTGCAGACCTTTTGGGGCAACAGGCATCTAAACTGAAAGATTTCGTATCAGAATCAGCCAGGGTAGGCGTAGAGATGGCTGAGCAGGCCGATGGTGTAACCAAGGCTTTTAATGCCATGGACAACCCGAACCTGCTCGATAACCTGCGCAAGGCTACCAAAGGCACAGTAAATGATGTGCAACTGATGACAGCTGCTGTGCAGGCCAATGACTTCCGCATCCCGCTGGAAGACCTTGGCAAATATCTGGAATTCGCCCAGCTGAAGGCGCAGCAGACAGGCCAGTCGGTTGAATATATGACCGACAGTATCGTAACCGGTCTCGGACGCAAATCTCCCTTGATTCTGGATAACCTCGGCATCTCTGCTGCTGAGATATCCGAGAAGACTAAGGAGACGGGCGACTTCATGAAGGCTGTGGCAGAGATTGTGGATACCCAGCTGGCTGCGGCTGGAGAGACTTATATCAGCGCAGCCGACAGAGCGGCCCAGAAAACGGTGGAGCTGGAGAACGCCCAGAAGGCACTGGGTGACGAAATCCTCCCGCTCAAGGAACAGTGGGATGATGCCTATGCAGATATGCAGCTGAACACCATCAGTCTCATTTCCTGGTGCGTGAAGCATCAGGGTGTGGTGAAGACGCTCGGCATCCTGCTCACAGCCTTCACGGTTGTAGCGATAGCCACCAGCAACGCCATCAAATCAAACATCGTCGTGACCAAGGGTGCAGCCGCAGCACAGCAGGCATGGAACGTGATATGTGCTACCGGAACCGGACTCCTGAAGCTGCTACAGGCAGGCTTCTACCTGCTCACGGGCAGGGTGACACTTGCCAAGAACGCCTGGACCGCCATGAATGCAACGATGAAGGCAAGCGTCTTCGGGCTGATTGCTACAGGTGTGGTACTCCTCGCCATGAAGCTGTGGGAGATGAAGAAGGCAGCCGATGCGGCAGCACAGGCACAAAAAGCACTCAATGCCATCAAGGCAGAAGCCCAGAGGCAGGTAGTGGAGGAGAAACTGAAGCTGGAAAACCTGATCAAGGTGGCCAAGGACGAGAAACTCTCCATGGACGAGCGGCTCAAGGCTACCGAGGCACTTAATAGGATTGTTCCTCATTACAATGCCACCATCGACAAGACCACCAAGAAATTCAAGGCATCAGACAAGGCACTGAAGGCTTACATCAACAGCCTGGTAAGGCTCTACGAGGTGCAGGGCGCCAAGAAGCAGATTCAGGAACTCGCCGAGCAGCGTGCCGGACTCACCATCAAGCTCAACAAGGCGAAGGATCGTCTGGCTGATGCCAAGAATGCCCGTGGCTTCCAATATACCACCTCATGGGGCGCTACCGGAAACACGCAGGTGGATGCCGTCTCTCATTTCAGCTCTGAGGTGGAATCGCTTACTGAAGGAATCAAGCAGATCAACAAGCTGATCGATACCATCGGCAACGCCTTTGGCAAAGATATCGCGCACCAGACCGTAAAGGAAGCTTCAGAACCCGAGGTTCCTGATAGCGACATCGGTGGCAAGGGCGGCGGAAAAACGGGCGGTGGTCATACCACCGGAACATCATCGGTCCCGAATCCTGATGATATTGCATCGAAAAAGTTTTCAGAAAACCGACAGGCTGATATTGATGCCGCCAACCAGGATTACCAGCAGGACGTGAACAACTGGAACATGGCTCTCGCCCAGAAGCAGACCACCCAGGAGAAGTACGACCTCGCCATGCAGGCGCTGAAGACTCAGCATACTGCCAACATCCTCGCCATCGAGACCTCCTACAGCGAGCAGTCGCAGAACATCGACATCAAGGATGCCGGGAAGAAGAAATCACTCCAGGAGAAGCAGCTGGACAACCAGCGCAAGGCAGAGCAGGCACATTTCGACCAGCAGGTGGCAGCCGAACAGGCTTATCAGGATGCACTTGCCAAGGTGATGGAGCAGGGCGAGACAGAGCAGGAACTGACCCTGGAACAGCAGCGCGACCAGAAGCTGGAGATACTGAAGGGATATTACCAGGCAGCCCTCAACCTCGCCAAGCAGAACGGCGAGGACACCGTGCAGGTAGAGAAGGCATACAAGGATGCCCAGAAGCAGATAGAAAAGGAATACACCGCCAAGCATAAAGAGCAGCTTGATCAGCAGGACGATAAGAAGAAGCAGGCTAGGCAGGCTCTCGGCTTCGACCAGCAGAGCGAGTACGACCAGCAGCTGACGCAGCTTCAGCAGGCACTCGATAACCAGTATATCACCCAGGAGGAATACGAGAAGAAGGTGCAGCAGATGAAGAAAGAATCCTTCATGAAGCAGGCGCAGTATTACACCGAACTCTTCAGTAATGCCGTGGGTGCATTGCAGAATGCCGAGATGGCAAACGTGGACGCTAAGTATGATGCCGAAATCAAGGCCGCCGAGGGTAACACCGCCCTTCAGGAAAAGCTTGAGAAAAAGAAAGCTAACGAGAAGCTGAAGATACAGAAGAAGTATGCCGACGTAAACTTCGCCATGCAGGCAGCTCAGATCATCTCGAATACTGCCACCTCCATCATGAAGGCATACAGCGAGATGGGTCCGATAGCCGGAAGCGTAGCCGCAGCCCTGATGGGCGTGACGGGTGCAGCTCAGCTTGCCGTGGCCAATGCTGAGCGACAGAAGGTGAAGCGAATGACCCTTAACGGAAGCAGCGGAAGTTCTTCTGCTTCCACCTCCAGAGTGGCAAGCGGCCGAGAGAGTGGAGGACGCATCGACGTGGAGCGTGAACAGGACGGCAAGCACTTCAATGCCGAATTCTCGCCTGGCAAGCGTGGGTACATCGATAAGCCTACCGTCATTGTGGGCGAGGGACCTAGAGGCAAGAGTAAGGAATGGGTGGCATCGAATGCAGCCCTGGAGAACCCGACCATCGCCCCGCTCATCAACCTGATGGATGCAGCCCAGCGTGCCGGACAGATAAGAACCTTCGATATGAACAAGTACCTGATGGCCATGCAGGGCAGGGCGCTGGGTGGAAGTATTGAGCAGGGACCTGCTCCGTACCCGCTCCGTACCCGTTCCGTACCAAGTCTTAGTGGAGCTGATTCCTACGTCGCGACGCAGGAATCCCCACATCGCGACGCGGGAATTGCCGCGTCCGGACGCAGTAATGACGAGCTCCTGGCACTGGTCAGGGAGCTTCGTGACAACGGAGTCCGCGCCTACGTGGCGCTGACCGACCTCGATGCCAAGCAGGAACAGAGAAACCAGGCAAGGAAGTTTGCCAAGAAATAAAATCTTCAGAACATGAAAATAACGAATCTTGATAAAGGAAAGGCCTACCAGCTTGGCGAATCTGCCAAGCTGGAGGTGGAACGCACCAACCCGTTCTTCAATGATTACGGGGAGAGCACCTCTCCTCTGGATATTCCTGCAAGCGACTACAACCGCATGATACTGGGATATCCCGACACCTTTGGCTTGAGAGAAAAGATGGTGGCCACGAACGTGAGCATCGAGGACGGAGAATATTTCGCCCAATGCCGGCAAATCATCCTCTCGGCGCAGCACAAGGGAAATATCTCTTCCTCGTTCTACATCAATGACGGGTCCTTCTACTCGAAGATACAGAACGTGAAGCTGAAGAGCATCTTCAAGGACGAGATGATACCGGGATGCAACACTATCGACCAGTGCATCGACTTCTGCCGGTCGCTCATCGGTGGCAGCAACGAGAACTACGATATCTTCCCCGTACTGCTTACCGATGATTCCGGCAAGGATACGGGCTACAACTACAAGATACTGAATGCCTGGGGCGACATAAAGCAGCTGAAGGATGCCAAGTACTGGAGGTTCAAGGATGCCGGAGGCTACGAATACGTAGATGCACCATGGGCGTGGGATTTCTGCCTATACAACAAGAGCGATGCCATGTTTCAGGGCGAGGCAAGCAGAACCGAGTATGTGAACGAGATACCGGTGAGCCTATCCAGGGGTTACTACATTTCCCCGTTTATCCGTGCCAACTACGTTCTCAAGCGTGTATTCGCCTATTTCGGCTACGAGCTGAAGGAAAATTTCTTCACCCGCACGAAGCCCTTCAGCAAGATGGTTCTGGTGAACAACGTGATAGACGTGATGGTAAACGGGCATATCCGCATCGAGGACCTTCTTCCCGATGTGTCGGTATCTGATTTCCTCTCGGTTTTTCGGAAAAAGTTCCTCTGCGAATTCGTTTCAGACGAGGGAACCCATATCGCCGATATCATCTTTCTACGCGAAGTGGTGGATAGTGCACCCGTGGCAGACCTTACCCGCCAGATGACCGAGGAACCCACCTTATCTTATAAGACGGCATCTGATTACAAGCGCGTGGTGCTGCGGGCGAAGCATCAGGCAGACAGCGATGCCGAGGATAGCTACGACGACCTGAAGGATATGCTGGCCAAGAATTCGGGCGCCTATTTCGACAAGGTGGATGGCTGCTTCTATAAGGACGGATATTCGGGCAACTATCATGTAAAATCGAAGATAGGCGAGGGTTCGCAGAGCTATGATACCGGCGAAGATGATACCGACACCCTGGACGTGGAAATTCCGGAAATGATTCCGGAAACGAGAACCCTTCAGTATAGACAGTCGGCAAATGGCGAGACTATCACCAGGGATATGGGCAGATACCTCTATATAGGCAGCTATGCCACACTCAACTCATCAATGAAGGTGGCCACGGAAGATAACTCAGAGAGCGAGGAAGAGGCAGTTACTACTCCGGTGATGCTGGCTTTTCCTTATGTTTCAACCGACGGCATGCCCTGCGGAACCGTCACGGCCTATGATATCCATTACGAATACGACAACCGGTTCGGTCCGCCATCTCACGCTTCCGAGGAGAAACTCTATCGAAGAATATTCGATTACGCCCTGGTGTATAACGGAGACGATGGCATCTTCGAGAAGTTCTACCGCCAGTATGACCTTCTCTTGAGGAACTCACTCCAGGAACTCAAGGTGAAGTTGCTGCTCACCCAGTCGCAGAAGCAGAATCTGGCGTCCTATGCCAAGGTAGTGATCCGTGGCGTAAGCTTCTTCTTTAACAAGCTGAAGTTTACCCTTGGAGGAAAAAGCGAGCCGACGGAAAGCGAACTGAGAACCATCGCCCTGACTACCCCTATACACGAAGCTTCGCGGATGATAGATGTAATGCCAGCCATGAGCTGTAGATACAAATGGGTTGGCCATGAAGAAACGGTGGAGGTTTCGGAGAGTGCGTACAACAACTCGGGCGACGATAAAGACCGCACCTTCAAGATTATCTATCCTCCTCTTCCTTCAGCCGAGTATGTGGGGCAGAAATACGGTTTTCAGAAGTCTTACGTCAGCCAGAAGACCCGACATGCGACAATGTTCCGTCACTCCAAATGGGTGTACCATTGCACCACGGCGTGGCTGGAGTGTGTGGAGATATAGAGGACTTTCAGTCCTTTGTCTTGTACCTGTATTATCTTATTTTTGCATTAAAAACGAGAATAAGATGATACAGGTTTTATTATATCCAGACAGACTGAGCATGGTGGGCTCCATGAATGCCTTCGAGATATACAGCAGCTCGAAGACAGACGTGGTATTCGTGCTCAAGTATTATGGTGACGAAGGGAGCATCATGCAGCATACCTACTCACCGAACGAGAAGGGCAGAGTTACCGTGGACGTGAAGGATATCATCCTTCCTTTGCTCAGTTTGCAAATAAAGGATGAGAGTACCCCGTATGAACAACCCGATATCAGGAAGAATTTCGTAGCAAAAATCCACGAGGTAGGGCATGAATCAGAGGCAAAGGTTATTGTTTTTTCCGCAATCCGTGCAGGAGTGGATAGACTATCCGACTCCGCCGACAACTTCCTGAAGTCGAATTTCCTTACCTGGCAGCCGCAGGTGAAGGCAGTGACCTACTACTCTCCGGAATTCCTCACCTATTACGCCGTAGAAGACAGCGAAATGAAGTGTAAGGCTTATCTCTGGAACGGGACGGGATATACGGAGAAGACGGTGCAGCTCGCCCTGATGGAAGCCGGAAACACATATACGGTTCCGGTGCAGTATGCCATCATCGCAAAGAATATAGGTGGCGATATCCTGCCATCTTATTATGATGTGTGGGTAGAACAGGAAGGTGGCGACCGTCTTACCTATATCCAGCGATATTACGCAGACGATATGAAGAGTGAGGAAGAGGAATGGTTCCTCTTCGAGAACTCACTGGGCGGCATCGACTGCTTCAGGGCTTACGGCAACAGCGAGAATACTGCCGAGCATACACACAACGTGGCAGAGATTGAGGATGACTCCGAGGAATACCGTGTAGATACCACCCGAAAGTTCAAGAAGAACACGGGATTCCTGGACAAGAAGGAACGCCAGTGGCTGCTCGATTTCTTCCCTAGCCTGGGCAAGTATGTGTACCAGGGCAGCTCGCTGAGAAAAATCACCGTCATCGAGAGTGATGTAAGCTATGAGGCGAAGGAACTTCCTTCCAGCTACAGCTTCACCTACAGATATTCGGACGCAAGACCCTATCTGAACCTATCAAGGGTAAGCGAGAGCAGCATGAAGCAGATGAATATCCATCTGCCGGATCTGGGAAATTTTACTATCGCCCCGCGCTTAGCTGAATTTCCACGACTTCCGCTTAGTGGCGGGGCTTTGTTCCCGGTGCAGAACCCTTACTCAGAGGAATGGGGAGTAACGACACTCTCACTCATCTTCACCCAGCTTCTGGGTGACTTGTCGGATACCTATACGGGTGGTGGCGGCGTGGGTCACAAGCACAGCAATATCGAACTGCTCGAAGCCCTGAACGAACTGAACGGTTATCTTACCTACCGGGGAAACAAGCTGAAGGCGGGAACTTCCGATGTGGCAGATGACTTTTCAGAAAACGGAAAGGCAAGCAAGAAGATACTCCGCAAGGATATTGAGAATATTGCCGAAGCAATGATCAGGTTTGCCAAAGGTGCTGAGTTCGGCGATTTCGTTTCCGGGCTGATTGGCGGCAAGGGTGCACAGATAGACGAAAAGGGTAATGCTGAGGTGGAATCGATTACCGTCCGCTCCTACATGAAGGTGATAGAACTGATCGTGAACCGTCTGAGTGCACTGGAAGGTGACCAGATTTTCACGGAGAGTGATACCATCGAGAAGGTGAGCTATCTGGGTGATAACTGCTACGGACTGAAACTCCGGTCGAAATATCAGGGCTACTTTACGGCGCAGCATGTTAACAACGTAATCAAGGGCATCGTCAACAACCTCGCCACTGCCGCCGTAGAAGGAACGGAAGCACTCTATTACACCTCATGGATGAGAGTGAACAGCGTGAATGCCGTGACCAACTATATCGAGGTTTCCCTGTATCCGGACGATGAGGTTCCTGCCGGAAAGAATTTCCCTCCATGCGAACTGATGAACATCGCAAGATGGGGAAATCAGACGGATGAGAGCCTTCAACAATGTTTCTATCTATCGAGTTCTGAAGGCAGAATCGTGAAGCTTACGGGAGTAACCAAGCCTATCCTGGAGAACTGGAACTACGGCATGGTGTTCGGAGATATGCCATCCTTCCTGAAGGACTTGAAGCTGCCATTGGTGAAGGGACGAGATTACATGTATGCAGCCGGCATCGTGGCGCAGGATTTTATCCAGGTGGACTATCAGGGAAAGCCTATCGTTACATACGTGGATAGGGGACCGTTCGACAAGACCGCAAAATACTACTGCGCTGCGCTGAACGAGGAAACCGGGAAATATGAAACATCTGATGTATGGTTCACGGGCTGTAAATGGCGATGCCAACAGACGGGAACCCATACGGAACCCCGATGGAACAACACCCATTGGGCGATGATTGAAGGCAATCCGGCATTCATGGTGGATTTTCAGGAAGCGCAGACCGTCTACGACCCCGACGATTTCGTAGCTCCCCTCACCATCGTGGCAACCCTCTACGGGCAGGATATTACAGACGATATCCTCGATACGGACGTAGCATGGACCCGATACACCGAAAATTCTCAGGGAGTGCAGCGGGTATCTTCAGATATCATCTGGGCAGAGAAACGGGGAAATGCAGGCAAGGCCATCGTGCTGACGCTGGATGACCTATCGCTGGATAGCGACGGAATGCCCAAGAGAATCAGGTTCACCGCCACCGTCACCCTGAGGGACGGCATGGGAAATGAAGCCGACAGGCAATCGGTATCCTATGAATGCCAGTAATTTCTAATATATAAAGGTATGAAAATAAAGAGATTTGATTTCAACTACAAGCCATTGCAGGTTAACTATGGCGTGTCGCTTGTTGGCGGCGTGCCTAACGAGCAGTCCTACGATGCGGATTCAGGGGAGTATTCTCCGGATTACTCACTCACTCCCTGCGTCATCCAGCCGCAGGTGAATATCATCGACAGAGACCGCATCCTGCCTAGTGGCAATGTGAACGCCCAGCTCACAGACGTAAGCTGGAGAAGAGTGATTAAGGGTGTAGAGGAGAGGGATGCTCTGGTATCTACGGCCAACAAGTACGTGATTACTACCAGTGGCGAAGAGAACGGAAAGCTGAAGTGGTATATCAATGCCACTCCACAGAATCCGATTCTCCTTAGGTTCAAGGCGAAATACCTTGATACCCGTACTAAGCAGGTGTACAATATCACCATCGACTATTCGCTGACATGCCGCAACGCCACCCGGTATGCGCCTATGCTGCTTCTCAGCAGCGGAACTTCGTATTACAATCCGCTTCGCGACCCGGATGTGCAGACCATCGTGGCTTCGCTCCGTCTCGGCTCGAAGGAGTGCGAGGCAAGCAAGCGGGCGTTCGTCTGGGAGATAGGCAGAAGCGACGGATATTTCACGGCGGTAACTGCCGACGACATGGAGATATCCATCTCTGCCGACGGAACCACCGCAACCCTCGACCGCTCGATCATGGGCGACAAGATTACCATCAGATGCAGGGCTAAATACAGCGCAACCGGCAATCTTTCTGCCGTGACTCTGACGGATTCAGCTCCGTTCAAGATTATCAATATCGTGAGAAGAATACCTTCTTTCGATTACGATATCCAAGAGACGGTATCCGATATTGACCCGGGAACAAAATCGGTACTTCCTGCTGCCTATATATATGACAACGTGGGCGAAATTCCTGATCCGACAAAGGAGCTGCTCCCGCTCTGGTATATAGCAACCAACAGCCACAGCAGCGCCATCGTCTACGATCAGGTTGGGCACGGCATGAATCCGGTTATATCTACCGACAAGATGGATGCCAGCATCGGAGGTATCGTGAAGCTCGACGTGAAGGTACTCAAACCATGGGCGCTTCTGACCGATGGTAAGGGAAGAATGCTGACGGATGGCAACGGTAACCCTTTTGTATTTCATTAGTTTTTCAGAAAACATTAAATTTAAAAAGATATGGAAAAGTATGTAAAAGTTAACCGCAAGGTAGTGGAGTTCCTCGGTCTTCAGAACGACAGAACTCAGTTTAAGGATGGCTGCTTCCTGCTCTGGATGCAGGATCTCATGGTATTCGGAAACCTCATAAACTTTGAAAGTATTCTCTCCCAGATTGGAGCCATTCCGCTTACTGGAGGAGAGGCGAGACAGGAGCAGGATGGCGAAACGAACCGCCCTCTGCCTACGGCGACAGACGAGAGATTCATCATCGAGACCGCTTTTCAGGAGGATTCATCTACAGGTTCTGAAGATGTTTCCGGCTCTGAAGGTACAGGTTCTGAAGGTGCTTCTGACTCTGAAGGTGGAGATAGCGCAGGACAGGGAGACGGAGAATCTAGTGCTCAAACCAAAGAAGAGGAGGACTGATTATGAGTAGTGCAAGTAAATCGCTCGAAATTAAGTTCAACGCTAAGATAGGAACTTATACCGCAGCTATCCAGTCGCCGGACGGGGATTTATATCAGGAATACCAGAAGGCAGGTGAAACGGTGACCATATATCCTGATTTTTCGAAATCGAAGCCTAAGCTCTATTTCGTCTGTGCTTCGTCGAGAGTGGCTGACGGATTCACTACACCGGCATCGATGATGTTCTTTTTTAACGAGGCAGAGATCACGTTTAACTCAGCAGGTAAGTCGGATGGTCTTTTTGCCGGTCTGTTTGAACTGATTCGCCCAAGCAGTACACAACTCTACTGGGGTATACGTATCGTCAACAACCTTGCCGAAGCATCCCGTTTTGCATCGATCGTCATTAAGATGGTAGGACAGGTGAGCGCAAGGGCAGAGGCATCCGATCTTAAAAACGGATATCAGGCTTCGTATACGATTCCGGTGAACCCTTACACGGGCACGGCTTACCGAGTAACCATCGCGGCTGGAGACGAGAAGGCGTTCAACCTGAATGGCCCTAAGGATAGCTGTCTGCTTGAGGCGGTAGCGAAACAGGGTAACGTGACTCTGACGGAAGGACTCTTCTATAAATGGTATCGTGCTGCTAATACCCCTACCGGATGGGAGCAGATTACGAGTGCTACAGGAAAGACGCTGAAGGTGGATGCCGCCGATGTGGATTGCACGAGAGACTACATGGTAGAAGTATACAACGACAGTAGCATGAGTAAGGACAATCTTCTCGGCTACGACTTCCAGGTGGTTATTGACGGAAGCGACCCTTACGATATAGACCTGCACCCGTCTCCTGAAGATGCAACTATCGATGAGGATGATGGTGGAATCGGTTCGGTGACAGTCACTCCCCAGCTCGTGCTGAGAGGAACGACAACCCCGATAGAGAGCAAGTTCTACTTTACCTTGAAGAGTGCGAGTGGAGTCGTTCTCAATACAGAGGAGAATCGTAATAATACGAACGCCCTCAGTACGTTTACCGTGACGAGACAGGACTGTGTCAAGGCAGGATATAGTAATATATCTCTTACAGTACAATCAGTCAAGTAGCTTATGGCATCAGTTACGTTAGTTATTAATTTCCGCAGATCCGGTGTTGGTATATCCAACACCGATGTGGAATACGCGGAGTCGACGAGCAATACGTCGGCTCCTACTGCCGGATGGCAGACAACCGCCCCGAAATGGCGCAAGGGGTATTATATCTGGACCCGCACCCACGTATATTATACTAATGGTAAGGAGAAGATAACGACCCCGATGTGCCTGTCTACGGCGAAGAGTATCGACCGAATCGAGGAATGTTACTATTCGTCCACGTCATCTACAGCTATCACTGGTGGCGCATGGTTTAAAGGGCAGGCTCCGAAATGGGTAAATGGACGGTATATCTGGACCAAGTCGGTAATATATTATAGTGACGGAACCTCTGAGGAAACTGCTCCTATCTGCGTGACCGGAGCGCAAGGTCCCCAGGGACCGCAGGGCAAGCCGGGGAAGGATGGCAAGGACGGAACATCCATCTCCATCAATGGTGATGCGAGTGGAGTTTACGCCAACTGCGCTGCGCTACAGGCTGCGATAGATGGGAATCCGAATCTCTGGGTAGCAGGAGACTTTCCTATGCTGGTGAATTCCTCATCAGATGCCAGCAAGCTGAAGGTGTCGCACGGTTCCGGTTATAGCACTCCGTCTATCTTATCTATAGAGACGCAGAGCAGTGGTGCCTTGTATTATGATATTAGTAGTGCAATCAAGGGATCGTGCTATATCTGCAATGGAGATATCTATCACAACAATGGAAGCGAATGGCGCAACCTCGGACACATCCAGGGACCGCAGGGCGAGCCGGGTAAGGATGGAGCTAATGCCGTACAGTACTACTACCATGTCGCCTGGTGTAATACTCCCGATAATTCGGATAATTCCTTCTCCACATCATGCAGCGACGGAGAACAGTATGCCTACATGGGCACGTGCGTCGACACGACAAAAGATGATCCGGAGACATTCTCGGCTTACACGTGGGTTAAGATTCAGGGTGAGCAGGGAGAACCTGGTGCAAGTGCTGTGAGCATACAGATGTCGATGCCGGCAATATTGCACAAGAAGAGTAAGTATGCGTCTACGTATAGCATTACCGTGAAGGCGATGAGGGATGGAGAACTGCTGGATATCAAGAGTAGCATCCGTTTTAACAAGTCGATGGTAGTAGGTGTTATCCCACAAAAGTCTGTATCGGGTAAGATAGAGACAATAACAGTTAGCATATCAGCCAATTTATCAGCCAATGTGGACATGATATACGAGGCGACTGTAGACGGGAAGACGTATAGTTATACCATTCCCATCCGAACGGTAGAGGATGGGGCGGCTGGTCAGAATGGCAAGGACGGCAAGAACGGTAAGCGAATGCGCGGACCGCAGAGCTGGGAAGAGCTTGGAGACGGGTATACGTTCTATCCGCTCGATAGCGATAAAAGCGATGTTTTTGACGTGGTTGAGTATGATGGCAAGTTCTACGAGTGTAACAAGCAGCATGTAAAGGACTCTTCCGTCACACCTCACGATGACTATACTGCATACGGCGGAGAAGGTAACTGGAAGCTCGGCACACAATACAGTTTCGTAGCAACGAAGGTTCTGTGGAGCGCAATCGGACAAATAGATTTCTTCGGTTCTCAGTCTATTAACGTGTACGGTCAGAATAATAACAGTAGGGTCTGTCTGCATGACGGCATGGTCGAGATTTTCGGTGCGGTTAATTCCGTTGTTCCTAATATCCGATTCGGCGTAGATTCTGAGACTGGGTATTCAATACTGTCGTATTACGACAATAACGGAAAATGGCTCTATGATATCGGTCCGAATGGATGGGATAACAAGAACGTAACCAAGGGCAGGCTCGAAGGATTCGACTATCTACCTGCGCATGAGTATCTGAATAATATATATAATTACGGCTTCACGGCTTCTTCGCAGCTCTACGAGCTTAAAGGATTCATTGTCGACGGAGAGGTGAAGGATATGAAGGTAGCAGTAAGCAAGGTTAACCTCTGTCTGTTCCCACGTTTTTACGCAGATGACAGGACGGAACTTCAGAAACACCCTTTACAGGGATGGGAGCCAGGTTCCAGAATCACGGCGTGGAAAAAGCTGTATCAATATACAGCAGGCCGCAAAGATAAGCTGGTCTTTGCAGACAGCGAAAGAAACCTTACCGCCGAACTGGCAAAACAGGCAGACGGCAAATGGTTCACCTCTAGAGAAATCAGCAACGGAACGAAGCTTATCAATCTTGCCGAAGGGAAGTACGTCAGGAAAGGAACCTGCGTAAAAATTGGCAAGCTTCCAATGAACAGCGCGAATGGTTCTGTTAACTCTCTGCCGGCATACGAATTCAGTGTCGGATTAATCGACGGGTCAAGCACCATGCATTCTATCGAGATATGCAGCCAGATATGCCGCAGTAATGCAGGTATAGAAATACAACAATAATTATATTTAAATTCATAAAAAGTATGGAAAAAGCGAAATTTAACGATCAGACAACAGTAAGTACGGTCAACAGTAATCAGAAATTCCCGATTACGGACCCGAGCGGTAATATTACCCTCGTGTCTCTTGATGTTCTGAAGAAGGCTATAGCCGACGGACTCAATCTTCAGGCTATCGAGGACGGTATCTTCATCATGTATCATCGCACCAGTGACGGATATCCACTGATGGTGAAGCCATATAAATGGCCATCCATCGAAGCTTCTGGCGAGGTGGCTGATGGCGTAGTAGTCTTCGAGGGTGGACGTCACATCGTGGTAGCACCTACAGAAGCCACGGCTCTGCCTTGGTCTAGTGCGGCTGTACAGGGAGATAGTATCAATTACGGAAACGATGATAACTATGCCGCTGAGGTTACCGGTAATAACCGCCTAGCTGCGATGCTCGATTTCAATGGCCGTCAGCATACGGACGCGGCAATCAAGGCATCATCCTCTGCGCACGTCACCAATACGGCATCATACGCTCCAGGATATTGCAGGGCATACAGTCGTGCAAACAGCAAGGGCAAGGGTCTGACTGCCGGCTACTGGTGGTTGCCATCCGTAGGAGAGAGCCTAATGATGTACTCCAATGCGCTCAAGATTAATTATGCGCTGTCACTCATCAAGGGAGCCACGCAGCTCGATCTCGGTACGTGGTATTGGACATCTACCGAGTACAGTTCCCAGGGCGCGTGGCTTCTGAGCTTCAGTGACGGCAACCTCACCAACTGGGACGGTAAGGTTCAGGGTAAGGGTCATGTTCGCCCGGTTTCAGCATTTTTACGATAGTTAGTTGTTAATAGTTAATCGTCCTCGACCTTAAAGTCGAGGACATCCCAGAAAAGCAAATTAAAATATCAATCAAGAAAGATATGGCAGCAACAAAGTTGGCAAGCAAAACAAGAATATACCTTGACGTTAAGCAGATGCTTGACATTGCAATAGGTGTGGTTAGAAATTTTCCGAAATCACAACGTCCGATTTTCGGAGACAGACTCTGTAATATGCTTATTGATAGTCTGAATCATATCACGAAAGCGTACATGCTCAGCGACCTGAATGTTCGCATCGAACATCTTGCACAGCTGCAAACGAACCTTGAAGTCATATCGACCTTGATTGATATTGCAGGTGAACAGAGGTGGATAATGGGTACGAGCAAGCTGGCAAACCTTCTCCGACTGCGAGAGAGTGTTGGCAAACAATGCACAGCATGGAAGGGATCACTCCTCCGAGCGCAGGCTACCGAAAGAAGTTCCAGACAGCAGCCCGTAGCTTGAGTGGTTTAAGCCAGGGTCGGTAAGATAAGTCAAGCCGAGAGAGCAACCTTCCTTATTAAATGGGCCGCATCCTATCATGCATAGTTAAGAACAAGATATTTGCGGCGACTACCGAGAACAGTTCCCAGAACGCGTGGAATCTGAACTTCAGTGACGGCAACCTCAACAACTGGAACGATAAGGTTCAGAATAAGGGTCATGTTCGCCCGGTTTCAGCACTAAATAAGGAAGATAAGTAAAGCAAGATAGAAAATGATAGATTTTGACATACTCTTAGAAGCATATTTCGACTGCCGCCGTCATAAGCGGAAAACAGTCGGCGCTACGGAATTCGAGATGAACTATATGAGCAACCTCGTTCAGTTGCTTGATGAAGTCAATTCACGTCAGTATAAGATAGGAAAATCTATCTGCTTTGTTGTCAAGTACCCTCGCTATCGAGAGGTGTTTGCCGGTCAGTTCCGTGACCGCATTATCCACCATTACATTGCACTGAGACTCGAACCCCTGTTTGAGTCTCAGTTTTCTGACCGCACATACAACTGTAGAAAAGGCAAAGGCCAGCTGGCTGGTATCAGACAGCTTCAGCAGGATATCAGGGAAGTGAGCGAGAATTACACGAAGGATGCCCACGTGATGGGAATCGACCTGAAGGGTTTCTTTATGAGCATCCACAAGCCGCTTCTTGCCAAGATGGTAGATGATTTCATCGTAGAGAATTACCACGGGAATGACAAGGAAGATCTGCGCTGGCTATGCAACATGGTGGTTATGCATCATCCCGAGAAGGATTGCGAGAAGAAGAGTGCAGATTACCTCTGGGAGTTCCTGCCCAAGGAGAAGTCGCTATTCACGAACGGAGAAGACAGAGGTGTGGCTATCGGCAATCTCTTTGCCCAGCTCTTTGCGAACTTCCTGCTATCGAAACTCGACTGGAAGATAAATTACTACTGCAAGCATCATGTAAGATATGTAGATGATATGGTTCTTGTAGCGAGAAGGAAGGAGACGCTCCTTCGCTTGATGCCGATGATAAGAGAGACGCTTGCATCTTTAGGTCTGCGACTGAATGAGAAGAAATTCTATTTCCAGCATTACTCAAAGGGTGTAAGGTTCGTGGGAGCCATCATTAAGAGGGATAGGATATATTCGATTAATAATACCGTCAATAACTACAGGAAGTCTGTGCGCAAGCTCAATGATGCCGCAAAAGCTGGAAATATCGAGGTCATCAACAAAGCCATCCAGGCAGTTAATTCGTATCTGGGTATCTTTAGCCATTATAACGAATATGGCACGAAGAGAAAGATTATCAAAGAAGAGCTGGATAAGGAATCCTGGAAGTACTTCACTGTTAAGGGGCATTTTCAGTCTATTCATTTGAGGAAGAAGTTTAGTATCGATATCAAATATAAAAATATGGCAAATGAAATTTTAAATAGAAAAATAGAAGACAGAAATGATGTTCCGAATGAGAGCGAAATATCTAGATTGTTAGATAGCGGATACGAATTGGAGATATATGCAACCCCAAATGGGCGCATACGAATAGAAGGTTTTCCGTCATCCTAGCAGTATTTGTAGGATTGTAGGACTGTAGGAGACGAAATCTCCTACAGTCATTATACTAAAACACACCTTCGTACCCAATAAGGTCACGATTTGCTTCTTTGCAATCTTGAGGGGTGTAGATATTCGTAATCTTTACAGACGAGTGTCTGGCTTGATCTCTAACCGAAAGAAGGTCGGTTTTTGCTTTAATCATGTTGGTGATTCCCGTATCCTTCAGACTGTAGAATTTGTACGAATCACTTAAATTCAATGCTTTTTTCACATTGTTGACCCAGAATTTTGAAAACTTGGCAGTCTGTATCGGCTCTATTCCCGGGCGGAAATTAGCCCCGAAAAGATAGAAATCGGATGGTGCTGAAAAAATCCCCAAATCCTCCATCAATGCGATGACATGATTCGGAATAGTAACAACAGCATCATGGCCATTTTTAGTATGTACACCATTAAGAGTTAGCGTCTTCTTCCCTCTAGATATATCTTTGATTTTCAGAAAACTCATTTCGTGTGGGCGGACAAATAGATAGTGAAGGATATAGCAGGCCAAGAGAAAATGCTTATTCTCCTTCTCTAGATACGCCTTAATCTGTAGTAGAACATCATTAGGTATAACACTCCGGTTCTTTGGTCCGAGTTTTGTGGAAGTATTAACACCCTCCGTCGGATCCTTCGGAACATATCCCCTCTCCACGAGATAACTAGAGAAAGACTTCAGCCATCCGATATAGTTGTTTCTTGTTCGTAAGGTATTGTTTCTCTCGACAAAAATATAGTCCAGAAAATCGCACACCAACTTCTTGTTGAATTGGTAGATATAAGTTATCTTCTTTTCTCTCTCGATCCACTTTATCATAAACGATAACTTATATTCATAGTTAAACTTAGTTCCAGGCTTGATCCCGCCTTCTTTAGTGACTTTTGCGAGATATTTTTTATACTTATCGCATACGTCACTAAACAGGGCATATTCTTCCGCGTGTGAATCTTCAATCCACGGGTTCCACCCTTCGAGGAGTTTCTGCGTGAGACGCTTGATGAGATCCTCTCCATAAGTTCTTTGATTTCGCTTGCCCTTGATGTGATTAAGCATAATCTTCTTCAGACGCATTGCGCCAAAGCAGGGATCAAACGCTTTAAAGGAAACGTAGCATTCCGAGGCCTGATGAAAAACAGGAGGAGTCCATCCGACTATTTCCTGAAGAGCCTGTTTACTTTCTCGATGAGACAATTTTTTTTTGGTCATTTCTCTAATTTTTTAGCGAAACGCCCTAGTTGACATTAATTAATAACATGTGCAGAGTAAAACATTAACCAATGATTTATATAACCTGCTACATATAAAACGGACTTATCCAACATATATTATATCATGAAGACATTTTTTCTTCAGTATAAGGGAATAACAAAAAAAAGAGTGATGGCAAAATTCCAATTAATTAGATAGTTTGACACCGACTTTTCACCGACCATGTCAAGTTAAAATAGGCGTTTTGTCTTGAAAATGGCATATTTACGGCTTTTTTTTCATAAAAAAGACTTATTTATTTTGTTTTGTCTTGGATTTGCATTACTTTTGCAAGAAAATGAGGAATGGGGTGAAGCCCTGAAATCTCAGAAACAACCAACTTAAATTTTGATAAGGATGAACATAGACGAATTAGTTAAAAGAATAAGTAAAACCGATGGACTCTCTAAAACCCTCGGAATGCATTTTATCTCAACCCCTGAGCCTGATACGCTTCAGGCTTCAATGAAGGTGGATGAGCGCAATCGCCAACCTTTCGGTTTCTTGAGCGGTGGTGCTTCTCTGGCGCTTGCCGAGAATGTAGCAGGCATCGGTTCTCTGGCTCTTTGTCCAGGACAGATTGCTGTGGGCATCAATGTGAGCGGAACTCATGTGCAGGCTGTAAGTGAGGGTGATACGGTTACGGCATACGCCAAACTCGTACACAAGGGCAGAACCTTGCATACTTGGGAGGTTGCCATCAAGAATACTGCGGGCGAATTGATTTGCACCGTGCAGGTAACCAACTATGTGTTTACTCCTAAAAAGAATGAGGCGAAGAAAGAAACAGATAAAGAGAATTCTAAAAAGACAGAAAAATAAGGTATGACAGCATTTGCATACTATCGTTTGCCTTATCTGCATCACGCAAATTTTGTGGCGCAGCATCAGGGAGAGCCGGAGGTGCTCTCCTCTGTGGCAGAACTGAATGGCAAGGAGGGCTTTGTTATAGCTCCTTTCTCGCCGTCCAGCGACTGTCCTGTGCTGCTCATTCATCCCGATGAAAGCAGACTTCTGGCTATCTCTGATGAAAGAACGGCTTCTAGTTCGGAAACGGAATTAAAAGAAAGTATTTCTGCTCATGATATCTATGCCGAAGATTTTGAATGTTTCCATCGGGAGTTGGAAAAAGGAACTTTCAGAAAGATTGTGCTGGCAAGAAAGGCAACCTTGCGAACGGCTGATAAGGATTTCGAAAAGCTTTTTATGAAGGCTTGCCGCATGTATCCCCGTCTTTTCGTCTCCCTGGTCTATACCCCGCAGTCGGGGATGTGGCTGATGGCCACTCCTGAAATCTTGCTCAAGGGGGAACAGGGAAAGATGCAGACGATGTCGCTTGCCGGAACCCAAAAGGCAGAGCCTTCACGTACTATCGCCGATTATCCGATAGAGGGTGTGGAGTGGTCGCTGAAGAACCGGGAGGAACAGCAGTATGTAACGGATTATATCGAAGATTGCATCAGGGCTTTCTCTGATGATTATCAGTTGAAAGGTCCTTATACCACGATGGCGGCAAATCTCTATCATCTCCGCACCGACATCACTTTCCTTCTTCGTGATGAAGGCAAATTAGGCGACGTGATTCATACGCTTTATCCTACGCCTGCCGTCTGCGGTATCCCGAAGGATGAGACTCGCCAGTTTATCCTTCAACATGAACATCAGTCTCGCAAATACTATAGTGGTTTTGTGGGGCCTATCTCTCCGCAGGGAAAGACCCATCTTTTCGTCTCTCTCCGCTGCATGAATATCCTGCCAGAAGGTATCTGTGAACTCTATGCCGGTGGCGGATTGCTCAAGGAGAGTGAGATGGAAAAGGAGTGGAAGGAAACAGAAGCTAAGATGCAGACCATCAGGCGGGTTCTGATTTAGTTAACAGTTTATAGTTTATAGTTGATAGTTCATGTATAGTAATATAGATAATGTCAATATCCTGACGGGTGTTCTCCAATCGCATGGTGTGAGAAGGGTGGTGGTTTGCCCGGGAAGTCGCAATGCGCCTATCGTACATAATCTCAATGAGATGGAGGGAATTACCTGCTATCCTGTTACCGATGAGCGCAGTGCCGGTTTTGTGGCTATGGGCATTGCCTTGGGTGATCCATCTCCTTGTCCGGATCCGGTGGCAGTATGCGTCACTTCCGGTTCGGCATTGCTCAATCTCTATCCGGCTGTCTGCGAGGCATATTATCAGAAGGTGCCTATCATCGTGATTTCTGCCGACAGACCCGAAACCTGGATAGGACAGCAGGATGGACAGACCCTTCCGCAAGCCAACGTCTTCGGAACGATGGTGAACCGGAGCGTGAATCTTCCTATCATCTCCAATGAAGAGCAGGCTTGGTATTGTGAGCGGTTAGTTCACGAAGCTATCATCGATTGTGTACATCGAAAGATTGGGCCGGTACATATTAATATACAGCTTTCCGAACCGCTTTATCAGTTTACGCTCGATAGACTCCCGAAGATACATTGGGTGGATTATGTGAAGTGTAATCTTTTTGGCGGAAGTTTCCATTATGGTGACATGCTCGATTTTCTGAATGCCAGAAAACCGATGATAGTGGTGGGACAGGATTATCCATGCAGTCAGCTTGTTGGTATCAAACAGATAAATTGGCGAACCGTTACGCTAATTGAGCCAACCGCTTTGGGAACATCGAGCGAAGATCCGGCATGTCGGGATTTCTCTCGCAACCTCCTGGTTACCAATTTCGATGAAGTGTTGAATAAGGTGGGGGATGACGAGAGTTATATGCCCGATTTTATCCTCTATGTAGGAGGTACCCTGGTGAGCAAGCGCCTGAAGCAGTTCCTTCGCCTTGCCGTGAAGAAGGGAGCCAAGGTATGGCGTGCTAGTACCGATGGTGATTACATCGATACCTTTATGCGTATCGACCGCATCTTCCAATGCGATACCACCCTGCTGGCGGATGCCATGACTTCTTACGATCTGGCTTATCAGGATGATGTGAATGCATACAGAGAGCGTTGGGAGAAGGCACTTCTGGCGGCAAAGCGCCATGCTTTCGATTACGAACCGCCATTCAGCAGTATGGCTGCCGTAAAGGCTTTCCAAACAGAATATCTGGCTCATTCGCTGGATGATACCCGTGAATGCCGTCTGTTTTATGGCAATAGTATGGCGATTCGACTGGCCTGTATCTATGCTCGCCAATATGTGCATTGCAATAGGGGCGTGAATGGCATCGAGGGATCTCTATCTACTGCTGCAGGTTTGTCAGTCTATCTCTCGGAGTATCATCATCCTGATGCCAGGAACCAGCAGAAGGTATTCTGTGTGCTGGGTGACCTGAGCTTCTTCTACGATCAGAATGCTCTCTGGAATCAGAATCTTAATGGCAGCCTTCGCATTCTTTTGCTGAATAATGGCGGTGGAGCCATCTTTGCCAAGTTCAAGGGATTGAAGGAGAGCGCGGCACGTGAGAAATTGGTGATGGCTGAGCACTGCACCTCGGCCTATCACATCTGCCAGGCACAGAATGTTGCCTATCAGAATGCCGATGATATGAAGTCGCTACATGAGGGCATCGACTGGCTCATCCATACCGAGTCTGACAGACCGATGCTCTTGGAAG